CTGTTGTGATAATGTTATCATCATCTGTTACAGTAAAGTTAATTACCGCACCATCTGCATCTGCTGTCTCACCAATATTGATTGTATAATCTTGATCATCACCTGTAGCAGCAATATTTAGAGTTACAGTATCACAGTTACCTGCAGCTGAACTAGAACATAATAAATCAACTTCGTTGTTGTCACCGGTAAATGTCCAAGTGCCAGTATATGTTGCACCTAATATCTGAGCAGTAATTGTGTTTAAGTTACCAGTTTGAGTAATGCTGAATGTCATATTATCAGCATCATTACCAGTAGAACCTAGAACAACATCTTGTGTTCCTGTACCAATTTTGTTGTCTTGTCCATCTTGTACAATGTCCAAGTCAAGTGTATCACCAACTTGTTGAATGTATATATCGTTTGCAAATAATGCACTACTAATCATAATTGTTGATGCAAGTGCTAAACACTTTACACTGCAATTTAAATGTTTCATTTGTTATTTCCTTTTTCCTCCATTCTTAGGATCTTCTAAGAACTTCCAGAATTGTTTCTTCTCTCCTTCATTGATAACTTCAATAACGCCAGCTTCAATTGCTGATCTAACTGCATAATTAACTGGTTCATTCACGCTGTAACCAGTTTCCGCTTCTACGAGTTTAGTGCCCATATCTAAAAATTTAAATACATCAGCACCTGATCTATGGCTTGCTATGGTCTTTTCTGTGGCAACACTTAATAATACTTTACCTGTACTGACACTTACTAATCTCATAACAACAGTCACCGTATCCACTCTATAATCTACTTGAGCACCTAAACCTAGGTATCTCGCTCCAGTTCCACCCGATACTGTACCAGAGTCATATCCTACTATTCCGCCTTCTAATATTAAACCTGCAAATACCATTGGCTTTAAAGGTGTAGGACCTTTCGCCAAATTCTTTTCATATATTTCTCTGGTATTTCTAACTAATTGTCTTTCTTTAACTAGATTATCTAAACCTACTCTCTCAACTACCTCAAACCATGTACACGCCCCTACATCCTGTAGAGCCTTTATTACCCATACTTCTGCACCTTGTGTTACGGCACTACTAAGCAATGCTGTACCATTACTTTGTTTTCTTTGACCAGTCTTATCACCAAAACCATATACCGCAATTGTCATCTTCTTTCCATCCAATTGCTTATAATCAAATATGCCATTAGGTGATAATTGAACTTGAGGTGGTTTTTTCATAGGCGCAACATAATTAGGATCTGCACACCCTACTAATACCATTGCTAAAACTAATAATAGATATTTCATTAGAAAGCAAACTCTCCTTCACCAGGAATGGTTATAGTAGTTGTGCCATCCGTATTTGCAATTGTTAATGTAATACTTCCTGAGATAGGATCCTTTGACCACTCAATTGTACTACCTTCAATTTCAGTTGTTCCTGTAGTTGGACAAGTATCACCAGTACAATCTGCAAACATACTATCAACCATTTGTTTACTTAATGTAGCATATATTCTACTCTCAAGATTTGTAATAAACTTGTTAAGTGTAGTGTTTTCTAATTCTCTTTCTATTCGTCTTTGTTCAGCATCATACTTATCTTGTAAATCAGACTTTCTGTTATGTTGTAATTGTTCTACAGAAAGCATATGACTAGAATAGCCGTTTCCATTAAATGCAGGATTCTTAAAACTAAAACCGAGTTCAGCATTACTTTGTGTTGGGAGTAACACCAAAAGAATTAGGCTCAAGCTCAATTTCTTTATCTTCATCTTTAACACCTGTTGAATTAAATGTTTCACTTTTACTTTGAAATTCAGCAACTTCCTTATCCATACCTCTATGTTCTAGCACCATGGAAAGTTTACTGTTTAATCTAATCATATCATTATCAAGCATTCTGATTCTATCAACCAACTTAATTAATGTCATCATTGTCTCGCCAATGACTGGATCAATTGTTTCTGTAACCCATTTCCATATAAAGAAAATAAAATAGCCCATACCAACAGCAGACACAATAGGGAATCCGTAATCTGTTATTGCTTTGGTTATATCCATTCTAATCTCTCCTTGCGTCTTCCTTACCTTCGTTGGCTGCTATTCGATCAATGTTTGGTTTCACATTAAGAGCATAACTAAGTAAAGCATCAATTTTTACTAAATCATTATTCATTGTTTGTACCCTATTATCAAGGGATCCAATTATATTCTTTAAAGTTGTCACTGAATCAGTAACACTAGCTAAAATAAACTTTAGTGTAATAAAAACAAATACACCAGCCGCAATAGCACCACCGATAGGAAAACCAACATCTCCTATCAAACTTAATATATCCATATCAAACCTTTCAAGTTTACTGTACTATTTATAACAAAAGAGGAGCTAACCATGGCTCCTCACGTGCTTATTAAGTAAGCAACACTATAACGATTTTAACTTTATGTTAGAAAGAGAAACCTAATGTTACTTGAGGTGTTACTTCTTCTGCATCAAAGTTGTAGTTTAAGTCTGTACCTACGTCCAAACCACCTACTACCATTTCATATCCAGCACCAATGTTTTCAGACATATCATTTTCGTCACCGTTTAAATATGCTGTAATACCGTATGCTGTTGCATTTGCTTCATATGAAAGTGTCTGTGCTTCTGTACCATAAGTTACTATACCACCGAGTGTAGCACCGCCAACAATATCAACTGGAGCAGTATCAACACGTGCACCATATAGGTACTCAGTGCTATCAATATTATAATCTACTGAACCTTTTACTTCACCGACTGGTGTTACTACTGTATAAGCAGCTTGTACATTATCATTATTTCCGAATAAATCATTTTTATAGTCATCAAGACCTAGAGCAAATTCTAAGTTTCCGTATTCTACTTGAATGGATTCTTTCATTGGAGCTGCAGCAACTGATGCAAATTCTGCATCTACTTTATCTTCAACAAAGATACCACCTTGATTACCAAATGATACTTTAGCATCACCAAATGATGTTCCTAAGTTCCATTCGTCTAATGCTAGTGCACTACCGTCTGTTGACTTAAAATTAAATCCACCAAAAGCATCACCTGCTTCACCCATGTTACCATCAAATGATAAACCTAGTTTTGTAACAGTTTCATATTGATCTGTTGTGCTGTTCTTTTTTACTTTAGCTTCGATGTCTGCGCCAACTGTTGCGTCAGCATAAGCTGTAGTAGCTAGTAACATTGTTGCAATTGTGATTGTAGTCTTCATTTTCTTTAACCTTATTGTTTTAAATTGTGTCACTTTTCTGTTGCTAGGTAAGTGACCAACCCCACTAATTTAAGCAGCTAGTGCTAAATTAGAAGGTGCGAAATTTTCATTTGCATTTAGTTTAATTGATCTATACGCGATCATCCGGTAAACTCCACTTCACTACGACACCTGTCGATCCTAGTTCAGCCCCATCAAAATTACTTACCTTTTAGATATTTTGGTATATCTGCTTCCTTCTTAGCTAGCCAATTGTTATACGAATTCTTAATCCATTTAATCATTGTCTTCTCCTAAGTAATTTTGGTGGAGCTGTGGGGTACTGCCCCCCAGTCCAGTATGTGTTCACGTTGCTTCAACGTTTACAAATTATATAGTATATAAAAGGCTAAAAATACTCATTATATATTATTTAATATTTTAGTGTATCTTTTATGTTACACTGCTATTCCCATAATATCTCCTTGACCCCAGAGATATTGATCCCAATCTTTTAATTGAGAATGTAGGTGATTCATTAGAACCTTTGTGTTAAATTCTAAACCTTCAAGAGTACGATTATTATCAATAGTATAGTCTGTCATCCATTGTTCAATACTCATACTATCTTTTGCTTCAGGAGGTAGATGATCTGATCTATCAACCCAAATAGCATAATCAAATACACCAGAGTTTTTCATAGCAAAGAATTCTGCTTTATTTCTAAGTCCACAATAGATGTCATACTCATGAAACATTTCACGACCTAGTGTAGCAGGGTCTTTTGCATTATAGTCACATATAGCATCATACCATTCTGCTCTATGATTATGCCTATCAGTGTAACATTCTTCCTCTGATTTATAACCATACTTATCTTTTAAATCATTAAAGATAAATTTCTTTGAGCAAAATTGGCTACTACTCTCAAATGAGTAACCCATATTATCCCTTAGTATTTCACAAACAGTATCTTTGCCATGTCTGCCATGACCTACAACAAGTAATTTTAATCTTTTCTTTTTCATATTATTTCGCTTTGTAAAAAATGTGATTATCAATTTGAGCGGTCTTAATCATAAATTCTTCTGTAGCCCAGAAAGGATTTACATAGTCAGCATGGTAGTGATCAGCACCATTAGTATTATCATTAGATTGATTAGATATAACTTCTGAAGCAATAGTATATGCTAGATCATATGCTTTCTGATCATCTGGTGTTGTATCAGTAAGTGTCCATGTCCAGCTAAATTGTTTATTAGCATATACAACATCACATATATTATCTGCATGTTTTGAACTAGCAACTCTATTCATTGTTACGTGAGCAACAGCATACTGTCCATCAATAGTTTGATTTCTTGCTTCATGATAAACATTTAAAGCAAGACACTCTTTAGCTTCTGCTCTTTCACCATTAAATATGCTAATACAAGCACCTAGACCAAGTAACATTGCTAATGTAAATGCGCCGGATAAGATATTTTTCATATTCACTACTCGTTTATTATGTCTGTTGATATTATATTAGCACATATAATATCAGATGTAAAGCATTATTTTAACTTTTTTTAAAGTTTTTTTATACCTAAAGACCAGTTTTCAGCTGCATCTTCAACATATCTAATACAGTTATTAGGAAAATCTTCAGTATAAAATAGTTTATCATTATTATCAAAGTATTTTATATAAGCTCTTTCATTCTTATAATCAAAATGAACTTCAGCTTTACCCTTATTGTCTTTAGAATAATATGTATTTAATTTATGGCCCATCTGCTATAAACTCCTTTGTCATTGGAAATATGGTTGAAATATTTAGAGCAATCTCACGTGCTAATTCTATATGTTCAAGTTGTGTTCCATTACCAGTTCTTAATTCAATGTAGTGTATCCATGATCTTAAGGTTGCATTAGCAAACAAACGTGATACTGTATTACCTTCTGGCAATACCGAACGTGCTTGTTCTTTAGCAATACCATTTTCAATTGCCCAGTTATAGGCTAACTTTGCTTCATGGATAATTTGGTGTTGTTTCATTCTCCATGATCTTGCCAGTTCTCTATCTGTACTTGGAATAGAATTCTGTCTATTCTTAGTATCTTGCATACGTGCTTCACGAACAACAAATGCTTCATCTTGATCTTGAGGATCTGCATACCTTTGACTGAATTCTTGAAAAGACATTGAGCGGTGCCGTAATAACTGCCTAGCAATATCACGTGTAGTTTCTATACCTAAGGTACAAGATACCATTTCCAATGGAGACCAATGTTTATGTTTGATAAGGTATCTAATAAGTTTCTCGGCAGTTTTAGTATTCATCTCATTAGCAGGATTAGATACACGTGCACAATAACTAATAATATCTTGTGCATCTTTTAATCCACCTGCTAACAATTCACCTGATGGTTGAGGTGTTACTACAGTCCATACTCTCATTGCATTACTCCATTTTAAAATTATTGAATTTTTCTTGTGCTACTGTCTTATCAAATACTGGTCCATCTTGAACCATACCACCTGTAGGGTCACCTTCAGCATCCATCAATCGCATTCTTGATCTATCAATACCAATAACAAATCTCTTATTAGTGCTTACATCATTATAACGGTTCTTTAACTGTTTAACCATAACTTGACCTACAGCATCTAGTTCTTCTGTTGCTATAAGTGCAAACATTAAGTCAGCGGTAGCGGGTAGTCCAAAAGACTCGGACGTATCTTCAAGCCCAACATCCGAGTTACCAAAACCAGAACGTGTCGTTTGCGTTGCAGTGAAGACCGGTAAGTCGAACTCAACAGCAAGGCCACGTAGCTCCTCGGCAATAGCTTTAATATATGTATAAGAATTGATTGATCCTCCCATTGCTTTCATTCTGGATGATGAACAAATGTTAAGATAGTCAATAAAGATAATATCTGGATTAAACTTTTTCTTTAACTTCAATTCATTTAATAATGCTCTGAAGTGTCCAGAGTGAGCTGAACCAGTTGGATATTCTTTAACAATAAGTTTACCATTTGTTTGTTTAGAAATGCGTGCAATCTTTTCTGAATACATTGATTTAGATAAAGTGTCTAATTGATCAATAGGTATATTTAAGATATTAGCATCTATACGTTCTGCTATTCTTTCTTCCGACATCTCCATAGTTATATAGAGTACATTCTTACCTTGAGTCATTGCAGCACCAGCTACGTGACACATTGCAAGAGATTTACCAACACCAGTACCAGCAAGAATAACATTAAGTGATTTATTAGGGATACCACCCTTAGTGATAGTATTAAGCATATCAATATCAAATGGCATCTTTTCTTCATCAGCATGATAGAAATCAAACCGTTTAGAGAAATCTTCAATATAATCGTGACCAATGTTAGTATCAAAACTTACACTTAATGCATCTGATAACAAATCTGGTAATGCATTCTTGGTTAGAGTTTGATGTTTGCCATCAATAATAGTAATTGATTCCATAATAGCATTATGTACTGCTCTATCTTGACACCACTTCTCTGTTTTATCTACTAACCATTCTTGGTCAATCTCTTCATCTTTAAATATTTCTGGTAGTATTTCTACTGCGTGATGATAATGTTCATCAGAGAAACCAGTTGCTTCATCTAGTTCAATCTTAAAGGCTTCAAGTGTTG